GTAGATAACATTACCTTGTATATTCTTTAGAAAATTCTCCAGTCTTGAAAGAGGCATCCTATTCTTCTCTAATTACAGATTCTGTCTAAGTTTATTTATGATATTAAAGATCAAGTTAATGTTACGCTGAAGTATGAGTTACCCTCCTCCACTCAGACCCATCATAAAAACATATCGCCTCTAAATTAGAGTCGTAAACCATAGCACCCTGACTTAATCCAGACATGGAATTTCTCTGGGATGTGGAAACAACTGGAGGATAAAAAGGTGATGTTGTGCTAGTGCATTTAACTTCACCTGTTGCAGTTACTTTTCTACAATCTACATCTTGACAATCTAAATCTTGACTTATGCTTATGCCATATTGACTTCCAAAGTTTAAGATACTATCCACAGTATCTCCTGATGAAAGATTAGTGTAAAATTTAGCCATTAAAGTGTTCTCCTGTCATAATGATATCCAGCAATGGAGTACTGATTGTTATTGCCTGGATAGTCTTCTGGAGTTTCACCTTTATATTCTGGAATAAGAACTTCTCCATCTTTCCTTGTACCATATATATGGTAGAAACAATCAATGGTTGATAAATCAGTAATTAAATCAGTATTAGTTGAATCCTCTACAATAACAATAAAATCTTCGTCAATTTCTTGAATCACAAGATTTTGTTGTCTTCCGATTGGTTGTAACTGAACAGTAATGCTATCAGTATCAACTAAATCTTTCCAGTATTCTGGTAGATTAATTACGTTTGATCCTGTGAGTCTACCACGATGATAAACGCCACCCTCTGGGCCTTCCAAACATACATATCTTAATCGATATCCCTCTTTTGTGGGATGTTCAATATCAAATCCTTTCCAACCTTGACTATTAATAGAGCTGCCAGACCAAGAACAACCCTGCCCACTACATCCTAATAGATTACTCGTGTGAAGATTTCCATTGTTAATAGTTTGATCTCCAGTAACAACCAAAGCATCGGCAGTTTTACCGTCGCCATCTATCTTTACATTACCATCAGCTTTAATTGCGAGCTTTGACTCACAAACTGGTTGTTGATCAAGTGAATTTTGAGATGCAGAATTTGATGATACGTTTAAAACTGCTTCATATTCTGGCGATGCTGTTGGTTTTCCAACATAAACAGGGCCATTTAAAACAGCAGTTCCAGTTGGTGATTTATCTGGTGCTTCATATGAAACATCATTTGATCCAACTAATAATTTATCTGTTTGAGTTCTAGAAATGTTCATAATTAAATTTCCCTCTCAGTTGTTAATTGTGTTTTTCTTAGATTTGCTGTCAATGCACCAAATTTATCATCAGCAAAAGATGCAGCAACCATGAATCCATATCTAAGTTCCATCTGTCCCTTGGCTATTATACTCATATCCTTAGAAGCCTTGACTGTGATTTTCTCCCCTTGAATACGAATATCAGGAGCTCCAATGTCTGCGATTCTTTCTGCTTTTACAGTGAATTGACCATCTTGACCACCACCATTTGCATCAACAAAAACATTTCTTGCTCTTAGTAAGATATTTCCGTCTTCACATTCAAAGATCATATCACCTTTTTTACATTTAATGATCTTTGCTGGAAGTTGTGTTGCATCACCAGAGTCTCTAACTTTCAGTCCATCACCAAGAATCTCCATTGACATTCCTGGCGTATATAGAACTGCTTTACCAGTTCCAGGCCCACCACCTGTTGCACCTTGTCCTGTGCTAGCGTGAAACGCAAAAGATTGTGCTTCTTGTGTTTGAACCTCAAAGTTTGTATCACCATGAATACTACTCTGTCCACTTTGAAAGAAAAATCTAGAGAAATTTTTCCTAAACAGATTCTTTTTGTCGTCTGGTTTCTTTGGTTTTGTTCTTGACATTCTACTTATCAATACAACTAATTACAGTCACAACGGCGTCCTGACTAATTTGAGCAAGTTGAGATGCATCATCGACCTTGGTAAATTTAAGAACTGGTATTAATCTAGCACCAAGTCCAGTGTCACTATTTATCGTTAAATCTGGAAGATCAGTAAATCCAAATCCACCGTTCACAACGTTTGCGCCCGTGATTAATCCATCTGTAATTTCCAATTCAACTTCAGCTCCACCAGCACCAGTTCCAGCACCAGTTCCGTCACCAGTTCCGTCACCAGTTCCGCCGCCATCAACTGTAACTGTATCATTATCATCATAACCGAAACCTGTGTTATCGACAACTACATCATCTAATGATGTAACATAATTTTGTTCTCCATCATAATTACCGTCTGGATCAGGAATGACTTGAGTAACATTTCCATCCATATCAGTCTCTGTTGTAGTTGGTAAGTAACCTGTGCCTGGATTCGTTATAACAACGTTTGTAATTCCAGTAGTAGGATTACCATTTGGATCAAGGACAGTTCCAAGCATCGGATAACCACCAGCTCCAGATCCATTATCACATCCATCTACAAATGAAAGTAATGGTGGTTGTGTGAATCCAAATCCTGGCCCATTGATCGCAACACCAATAATGTTGCCGAGAGCATTTACAATTGCTGATCCACTTGCACCTTGACCGCCGCCACCTATGAAGTTAACGTTTGGTGGGCCACATTTAAGAACATTAGTGTTACAGTCTGGCGCACTTGGTTCTGCTGCAATCGCACCATCAAGAGTTGCAGCTAGATTTTGAATAGCGTTCAATCCAGCCTTATCAAGAATATTATCAAATATATCGTCAACTGATTTTCTAATTCCATTCTTTGAAGAGAATGTAGTTGGTTCTGGACAATTTATCACATCACATTCAAGAATGTTTGTTAGAATATTTGCAAACCTAATTGCTTTTGAGATGGTTTTACTTGGAAGTGGCATATTTCCACCTGTAAGACTGTTCATTTGACTGAACATATCTCCAAGAGTTGAATCTAAAATATTATTAAATTGTCCAAACATATCACCTAAAAAATTCTCTACGCCACAAACAGGAACATCTAAAACCTGACCAATCATATTTTCTAAACTTTTAACAAGATAATCATTAAGTGCATCCATTATCTTTTCAATATTACAGAAGATCACATCGGATAATGTCTTTGATGCTTGACCAGTTGGAACTTGATTAAATTTATCAACTTTTTCAGACAAACTCAAGTTTAATTCATCAAGTGTCTCTTGAATCAACCATGATCTACCACGACGAACTAACTTGGTCATCGAGTTATGAATTAAATTTGACGTTCTTTTTACTTCCGCTGTAGCGTCAATAATTCCACCGTATATTGGATCTACAGTTGGCCCTGCTCCAATAGTTTGAAGTGCCTCCATTTTTCGAGTGAAATCCTTAATCGCATTAGTTATCTTCGATAATTCATTATCTTCACATGGACTAAAACTATCTATTGTAATATTAGTTGCTTCTTCCTTTTGATTTTGTGAAATAGTTTTAACAACTTCACCAGACGTAAACGCAATTGATGCTTCATCTTCACCATTACCACCATTACCATTACCACCATTACCATTACCATTCTCTTTTTTACTTATTTGATGTTTCCCAGCTTGTTGTCTAACTTTTGGTGGCGTATATGGTTTAAAACAAGTTTGTTTCTTATCGTTAAATTCCGATGTTTTTATTTCATCTTTAATGAAAGATTGTTTGAATAAAGTTCCAAATACGACTGGTTGTTGTCCATCCTCACCATCAAAGAAAAATCCAATTACAACTTCTCCACCTTGATACTGCATTGTTTCACCCAAAGCACCAGTGGATGATACATTAGGCGGCATGAGAACATGTGCCAGTGGTAGATCTTTATCAGCTAAGTCATCTTCACATCCATGATATCCGATGATGCGAACACGACAACGATGAGAATAGATATCTTTAGTATCTTTATCACCAGCCTGTGTGCTCTCTAACAAATCAGCCCACTCCCCCTTCTCTGGATCGGTGACTTGACCGATCCACCACTGCATTGGATCTTTTCCTATAAAATTGGTTGATTGTTGATACATTTAACTAATCGTCATAAACTAAACACTCTGGTTCATCAGGATGCATATCACAAAATAATTCTAATGCGTTTGGATCGTGATGATCACCAGCTGCAATTTCTTCTTTATGATGTTCCGCATACTCTTCTAATTCATGCAACTCTTCTTTTGCATGTCTGCGTGCTGCTGGATTTGATTGTGGATCTTCGATAATTCTTTTATCGTATTCCATATGATCTTCGATAGATTTCATTTGATTACTCCTTTTTCTTTTATTTAAGCGGTAAATACATCACGAATTAATGTGAGCTGTGTTTCTGATTTTCCACCACCGAGTAGGTGTCTTAATTCTGAGATTAAATATCTTCCACTTGGATCATTACTTTTTTCATCTCCCTGCTCACTCTCACCAGAACTTCCATCACCTTTTTTAACAGGTAATCTTACGTCTATAACATTACCAGCCCTCAAGTCAGGGTTGATTGGAATTGATATTTGTAAGGATTGTGAAAATAGTACATTGTTTCTAATATAAGATTTATTTTGATAGACGGCAAGCTCACTTTCTGGCACAGTATCCTCTTTTTTTGACCCTTTTTGAGAGACTCCATAATCATTCACTCGAAGCATTAATCGAGTTGGATGTTTTTCAATACCATCTAATAATTTAACAGGTTTTTTTAAATCTAGTTGTGTGATATCAAAATCAACTATGTCAACATTTTGATTTTCAATGTCAATATATGTAGTTCGATTTGCATACATTCCCAATCTTAAATTCATTCCAATATCATTTGTTTGATTTAGATTATTTTG